CAGAACTCAAAGACCATGAACTGATGACTGAGCGTCTCAATATCATGGTTGCTATTGAACCATACATCGGCACATACTATTCAAGAGATTACGTCAAGCGTAAAGTCTTGCGTCAGACTGATGAAGAGATAGAAGAGATGGCAGCAGAAATGGAAGAAGAGAATGCAATGGGAATGGGAGTACCATTAGAAACTCAGAATGCATTGATGCAAGGTGCTATCGATAGTGAAATAGAAAAGCAATCCGCATTAGGTAATACTCCTAAGGAACCAAGTCTAGATAATAGTAAGAACGGAGGTTCTACCAAGGCACCTGAAATAAACATCAAGAAAGCCAAGATATAAATACACATAAGTGTTTTACTAAACTATGGATTCTGCTGAATTAATTGATATGATGGCTGGCGATGCTCCATCATCGGAAGTCGCTGATGCTATTAAAAGTTTACTTTATGCGAAAACAGCTTCTGATGTAGAGACTATGACTCCTAATATTGCTGTTGGCATGTTTGGAGATGAGATCCCTGCTGAACAACCTGAGGTTCAACCTGAGCCTGAAGTTGAGCAACCAGAAGCAGAGGTAGAGCCAGTTGATACAGTTGAACAAGAACCCGAACAGGAAGAAGAATGAGCTGTCAACCACTGTCACTAGTCACTGATCATGGTGAGTTGTCTAGTGCTAATGCAACGTCTGCAGTCACTGGAGCAAAAACCATTAAAACTGGTGTAGTCTATGTGGTATGTTCAGACGCTAAAGCTGCTGGTCACATTGCGGTATGTAATACAGCAAACCAAGCAGGTGTTGGATCATTCCATGTAGCAAAAGGAGATTCATTCCTTTATAGATACGGTCACCCTGCAAGGGGAACTGTTACTGCTGCTGCAAAAGGAACTTCAACAGTCCTAACATTAAATCATCCAGATAGTAAGATTCGAGTAGGTGACTATGTAACCATGAGTGGTGCAGATGTCGGTGCTTGGAATACACTTATTGCACACGTACCAGTTACTGCTGTTTCATCTCCACAACAGTGGAATGATTACCAACAGACTGTTACAGTGACTGCAAATAGTTCTGCCACTGCAGACTTTACTGGCACTGCTTTCATAGAAAAGTCAGTGATCTTTAGGTTAGCACCAGAAACTGCTTCAGGATGTACATTACACTTACACGAGGTAGGAATAGGATGAAGTTAATTTCAGAAGAAATAGAATCAGTTGATATTCTTACCGAGGAAAAGGACGGCAAGAAGACTCTTTATATTTCAGGACCATTTTTACAGGCTGAGGTAGTCAATCGCAATAAGCGTTGCTATCCAATCGGTACAATGGTAAAAGAAGTTAAGAGATATAATGAAGAGTTTGTATCTAAAGGACGTGCACTAGGTGAACTAGGTCACCCCGATGGACCACAAATCAACTTAGATCGTGTGTCGCATAAAATTGTTTCACTTACACAAGAAGGTAACAACTTTGTAGGTAAAGCACAGATCCTAAAAACACCTATGGGTAAGATAGCAGAATCGCTTCTTGCTGATGGTGTAAAACTTGGTGTCTCTTCTAGAGGCATGGGATCTATCACGCAACAAGAAGGTGTCTCTTATGTTGGAGAAGACTTCATGTTGGCAACTGCTGCTGATATTGTAGCAGATCCCAGTGCACCAGACGCTTTTGTAGATGGTGTCATGGAAGGAAAAGAATGGGTATGGGAAGGTAGTGTTCTTCGTGAGAAGAATTTAACTTCCGTTAAGAAGACAATAAATACCCTCGTAGATCAGAAAAAACTTGAGGAACATAAGCTCATGCTTTTCCAAAAGTTCTTACAGGATCTATAATCTATAAATAATAAAAGAAAATCTTAGGATACTACGGATTTAACCGATGGCTGCGAAAGAACAACTACATGAGATGGAGAACCAGGTTACTAAGGGTGCTGCAGCAGCAGAACCTAAAGCCGCAACTCCAAATTATGTACCCGATAACGCCCCAATAGAAGATTTGGGCGGACCTACACCTACTAACAATTCTCCTACTGACAACAGTAATAAGTTGAAGACACCTAATGCTGCATTTGCACAAGCAGGTGATGTTCAAACTAAGGGAACTGCTGGTACAGTACAACAAGACGGACCTTTAGGTGCCGTTGGATTAAAGTCTAGTGGTTACGGTAGGGGTGCCAATGAAGAGGCAGAAGCACCAGAAGGTGAAACCGTAGCGGAAGCTGAAGTTCAGGAAGATGAAACTATCGATCTATCAGATGATGTGAAAGCATTATTTGAAGGCGAGGAACTATCAGAATCCTTCCAAGAAAAAGCTAAGACAATCTTTGAAGCAACTATCAAATCAAAGATTGCTAGTGTAAAGGAATCGCTTGTAGCATCACAGCAAGCTCGTATTGACGAAGAGATTGATCAATACAAGTCTGCGTTACAAGAACGAGTAGACTCTTACCTCCACTATGTTGCATCCGAATGGATGGAAGAAAACAGATTGGCGGTAGAGTCGGGAATCAGAGGGGAACTCTCTGAATCCTTCATGACTGGCCTAAAAGGTCTCTTTGAAGAACATTATGTATCAATCCCTGAAGAGAAATATGATGTCTTAGAGGCAATGGTCAGCAAACTAGATGAAATGGAGACTAAACTTAATGAGCAGATCGATCACAATGTTGTTTTGACCAAGCAACTTTCCGTATCTGTTTCTGACAACATCCTTGATGAAGTTAGCGAAGGACTTGCTCTTTCTCAGAAAGAGAAGCTTGCCGAGCTATCTAAAGGTGTTGAGTTTGAGAGTGAAGAACAATACAGGGAAAAGCTCGCTACCCTTAAGGAGTCTTACTTTGCTAAGAAACCTGTAGCTGAGTCCCAAGAGGTCATTTCTGAGGACGCACCTGTCGGTGAAGATGTATCTCCAGCGATGGAAGCGTATCTTCAAGCAGTGACTAAGTTCCAATAGTAATTAACTTAAACCCAATTATCCTTAACAAGGGAGCCAAAAATGTTTAACTCTGGACAACTCCAGAAGAAGTGGCAACCCCTCCTAGAGGCAGAAGGACTTGAAAGTATCAAGGACAACCATAGGAAAGCGGTTACCGCACAACTTCTAGAAAACCAAGAAAGATTTTTAAGAGAGGAGAGAGCATTCTTATCAGAAGCACCTCCTACAGTAAACACAGACCCTGCTGGCACAGGTAACCCAGGTTTCTCTGGTTCTGCTGCTACTGGTGGTCCAGTTGCTGGTTTCGACCCCGTACTGATCTCCTTGATCCGTCGTGCAATGCCTAACTTGGTCGCATATGACCTTGCTGGTGTTCAGCCAATGAACGGACCTACAGGTTTGATCTTTGCGATGAGAAGTCGTTACGACAATCAGCAAGGAACAGAAGCATTATTCAACGAACCAGATTCAGCATTCTCTGCTCAGAACTCTGCTGCATCACTTTCTCAAGGTGATTACACAGGAGCTACTGACGGTGGTACAGCTGTTGGTTTTGGTACAACTGCTCAGTCAGGTACTAACCCAAGCATTCTGAACGGTGGTTCAGCAAATGCATACGGTGTTGGACAAGGATTCAAGACTCAAGACTCTGAAAAGTTAGGTGATAACACCACTACTAACGACTTCAGAGAGATGGCATTCTCCATCGAGAAAGTTAGCGTTACTGCTAAGTCTCGTGCGTTGAAAGCTGAGTACTCACTAGAACTTGCTCAAGACTTGAAGGCGATTCATGGTCTAGATGCAGAAGCAGAACTTGCTAACATTCTTTCAACTGAGATCCTTGCGGAAATCAACAGAGAGATCGTTAGAACAATCTACAAGGCTGCTGAAGCTGGTGCACAAACAAACACAGCAACTGCTGGTGCATTCGACCTAGACACAGACAGTAATGGTCGTTGGATGGTTGAGAAGTTCAAAGGTTTGATCTTCCAGTTAGAAAGAGATGCTAACGCTATAGCACAAAGAACTCGTCGTGGAAAGGGTAACATCATCCTTTGCTCTGCTGATGTTGCTTCTGCTCTAACTGCTGCTGGTCAACTTGACTACACACCTGCTCTAAACAGCAACTTGAATGTTGATGACACAGGTAATACATTCGCTGGTACACTTAACGGACGTTACAAGGTTTACATCGATCCATTCGCTGCTAACCTAGACGCTAACCAGTACTACGTCATGGGTTACAAAGGTACTTCACCTTATGACGCTGGATTATTCTACTGCCCATACGTTCCACTACAGATGGTTCGTGCGGTTGGTCAGGACACCTTCCAGCCAAAAATTGGATTCAAGACCAGATATGGTATGGTTTCCAACCCATTTGCTGAAGGTACTACTCAAGGTCTTGGACGTATCACTGCTTCTAGCAACAGATACTACAGACGTGTTAAGGTTACCAACCTTATGTAAGCGAGACGCTTATATTTCAAAAAAGACTCCTTCGGGGGTCTTTTTTTTATGCTATAATAAATACGACAGTTTGACTAAACTAATGAAAGATCAAAACTCTATAGATGATAAAGAAACAAAAGATCAGAAGTGGAATCGGGGTTTAGATATCTTTATAGAGTCAGTTCAGAAACCAGATCATGCACTGAGAGGGTGTGCTCATAACCAGAAATGTTATCATGAGCTGATGGAAGTGCGAGAAGAGGTTCTTTCTTACCTAAGTACTATACGACGGTAACAATAATCACTTTGAGACCTGATCCTCCCTTCCCAAAGTATCCAGAGTATATGAACGGTAGACTAAAGAAAGTTGATATGGAATCTCGTCTT